CATCAGTACGCCTCCGTGATCGTGCCGTGGTAGGGCCGGTTGCCCCATATTGTCTGATACTGGTTTGTCAGCGCGAGGTAGCCGGACTCCACGCGGTTCGTGAAGTGGTTTGTCGATAGGGTCAGCGAATACTCCCCGAGCAGCACGTCCAGCTTCCAGCCCGCCGTAGTGTTGGTGTCCACGCCCGAGGTGATGAGCGTCGCGCTATTCGTCAGTTCAAGCCGAAACAACGGCCCGCTTGCCTCGCTCACCGTTATGGTCGCCGCGCACGCCAACTCGATGGGCGTATGCTGGATCGTGTTGGCGTACGCCGCGTGCGCCTCAGCCGTCATGGCGTTGGTCGGGATGAACCCCGCCGCGTTGGCGACGGCGTTCGTCACGTCGGTTACGTTGGCTATAGCGTCGTTCGTGAGGTCGGCGATGTACAGCGCGTGGGCGGCGGCGGTCAGGGCGTTAGTGGGGATGTACCCTGCCCCCCCCGCAACCGCATTTGTCACGTCCGCAACGCTGGCAATGGCGTCATTGGTCAAGTCGGCGGCGTAGATCGCGTGCGCCCCTGCCGTCAGCTTGTTTGTGCCGAGGCTGAAATCGCCCACTGCCGCGTTCGTCGCGCTTGCCGTCGGCATGCCCCAATACAGGTTCGTCCCGTCGCTTGACATGATGCCGGTCCCCGCGCTCCAATCATTCGTCGGGGCCGTGACCAAGCTCGTCGGCGGATTCGTCCACCAGTCGCCGCCGCTCCCGCCGCCCAGGTACGCCGCGTGCGCTGCCTCGCTCATGTTGCCCGTGCCGATGTTGGAGAGGCCGGTGCCAAGTCCGATGAACTTGCGGGCATGAATTGCATTGGTCTCGGTCGAGTTGACGCCCACGCCGAAGCAGTAGGCAAAATCGTGCGTGTTGCTGTTGTTCGCGCCGATGGCCCACGCGCCCTCGCCGGATGCGGAGAGGTATTGGCCGAATCCCAAAGAGCCGTCAGTCATGGAGCCATCCCCGCTGGCCGTCTGCGTGCCGCCGTAATTGTACCCGTCATTCCGCGCACCCTCCGCGCTGGCCGTCTGCGTGCCGGTGAAGTTGTACCCGTCATTCCGCGCACCGTACCCGCTGGCCGTCTGCGTGCCGGTTTCATTGTACCCGTCGTTTCGCGCACCCTCGTTTGTGCTGTTGCGCGTGCCGGTGTTGTAGCCCGTGTTCATCTGGCCCGCCTTGCCGTCCGTGGTGATCGTGCCCTTGGTGCCGACGATGAGGAGCCTGCCCAATAGCTCGACGTTGTTTGTGGACGTTGCGCCCCGGTCGGCTACTGTCTGCAAGGTGTCCTGCTCGCCCGTGTGTGCCACGTTATCAAGCCCGCCCGTGGCGCTGGCGGCCGTGCCTGCCGCGTCATAGGCCGTGGAGTCCGTAAACGCTGCCGTGCCAAGCCCGGCGTCAATCTCGGCCTGCTGCTGCGCGTTGCTCGGCCCCCAATCGCCCCAGCCGTAGGCAGCGTGCGCCTCGTTCGTGTCCCCCTCCACGGCCGTGATGCGTTCCGGCAAGCCGTTCGTCGCGGCGGGCTGCAATGCGGTGCTCCCCAAGGCCGCGCCAGATATGATATCGTGAGACACGGCGATATTGTCGGACCCGTCCATGTACACGCCCGCACCCATGCCAGCGTAACCAGCCGCGCCGCCCTCGAAAAAGCCAGCCAGCCGCGCCGGTGTACCAGTGTGCCCGCTGTCCGCCCATGCAAGATTGTCCAGGGCCGAATGATCCGTTGTGTTTGAGTCAGCCAAAAACGCGGCTACGGTGCCAGCCGCCATTTCGTTGCTTGTGATGCCTGCCAGGTTGGCAAGTGGAAATGTGCCGGTCCAAGTGTAGGCGGAGATCGCAACCGGCGTTCTCAAATCAACGAGTGTACTCGTCCCCGGCACTGTGCTCTCCACAATCGTAAGCGTCCCTGTCCCGGCGTAATAGGCCGCGTCGGCAGAATCGCGCAGGAGCACGGTATATGCAAACGTCCCGTTTGTCGCTGTGTGAGTCGGCGCAATGTCAAACTGAAAATACCCGGATGCAGCCGATATGCTGTCATTCGTTTTGATGACGTAGGCGGCTGACGTTATGTTGGTCCAATAATAGAGGATGGCACTGTCGCTGGCGATGTTCGTATTAAGCACGCCGTTCTCGTATTCGTATACTCGCAACCGCACGCTCGCCCCCTCAAGCCATGTCATCGGCTGTAGGGCGGTTTCGGGATACTGCGTATCGGCTCGGATTTTGAACACTTTTGCATCAACGAATTGCGCGGCAGTTATCACTACCAGCATGACGAGTAATCGTTTCATTGTGCTCCTTACGGCGACATGGACTGCGCAAGTCCGTTGCTGAATACAATTTTCGTATATAGAGGATATTCATACGTCCCTGTCAATCCGCTTGTCTTGGCGCTCGTTATCCCACCGTTTTTCACGCGTATGGCGTCGCCGCTAATCTCAATTGTCGAATCGTCAACATTCACGGCAAGCGCGGACCCGGCGCCGCCTGTCAATCCGTTGCCCGCAGCAGCGGCGGCAATACGCAAGTTCTCACTGCCGTCATCTTCCAGACCTGCCCCGGCAAAGTCACTCACGTCAACCGCTAGGGCGGACCCGGCCCCGCCCTGAAGTCCATCCCCTGCCACGCTTGCGGCAAGTGCATCAGCGTCAACGCCGCCATCCTTTATCGCGATAATTCCGCCGGATAGTTGCAGGGTCGCGTCATCAACCGTAACCGTCAGCGTCCACTTTTGGCCGCTGGGCGGCTTGCTGATCGCGATCCCGTCGCCAGCTAATGTGTTCAACGTTCGCGCAACGGTATTTAGCCAGTCAGCGGTTAATCGGCTCAATGGTTCGTTTGGTATAAAGTTTTGGTTAAGCGGGTGACCCATTAGTATTCCTCCGCCTCGTCAATTTGCAACCAATCTGTAATCGCTTCCTCATTCAGGGATACCGTGTATAATTGCGCATCCGCGCTTTTCTCTCCGCGTACATCCGTCGGGCGGAAAAAATACACATTTGCCCTGTCGTCAAGCGCCGCCGTTGCCGCCGTGATCGCCGGTGTTACGGGGACCGTAACCTCGCAATTTGCAGAAGCCGCGTCGCCCTCAAACCGCTGTATAGTTTGCGTGTTGGTCGCCGTTACGTACAACTTGTTATTCGACTGATCCAACGCAACTCCATACGGATTATCCAAACCAGTTGTAATCAGCGCCGTATCTGATGCGCCGCCAGTTGTACACCTGCGCAGCGTGTCGGTATTAGTCTCCACATAGTAGATAATTCCGGCCGTAGCATCAACGGCAAGGTGGCGCGGGAATGTTGCGGCAATCACATCGGCCTGACTTGCGCCTGCCGCTGTAGCCTTTTGGAGTTTGCTTGTTGCACCACTATTGCTCCAATACAGATAGCTATTCGTCAGATCAATGTCAATACCGATTACGTCGGAAAGCCCGGTCACAATATCAGTTGACCCTGTTCCTGTGAGCGTACATCGCACGATTTTCCCATCTGTGCCACATGCGATGTACACATACGAGTTAGCCACGTCTAAACAAACATCATTCGGATCTGTGACGGCAATCAGTTGCGCGTCTCCACCCCCGGCAACCGTGCATTTTCTTACCTCGCTGCCTCCGTTGTTTGCGTAGTATAAGTATCCGTTTGCAGAATCTACGGCAATGCCAAGCGGATTATTGAGCCCAGATAGAATCGTCGTTTTTCCTGTGCCATCTAGCCGCGCCCTGTAAACGGCATCGTCCGTTGCATCACACCAGTACATGTAATTATTGGTCGTGTCTAGAGCAATGCCGTTCGGGCTTGTTAGGCTACTCACAAGGGTCTCGCGTCCGCTGTCAGCAGTGATCTCGTACACTGTCGGGTCCGTACCCACAACAAATCTCCATCCGCGCCGCATACGTATCGACTCACTAGCCTGCTTCACGCGATCAACATGCAGTAGATTGCTCCCCTCGGTTGGCACTCCGTCTGTCAAAATTCGGGCTGACACATTGTTATACCGCTGCGTGTACAAGCGTACATTTTTGATGTTAAAATGACCGTGGAGAAATTGACACGTAGCCCAATCAACTCCAGGGTAACGTCGTACAGATTGAATGCGCCGCCTGACGTAGTGTTTATCCGTGTCGCCGTCGTACTCTTTTGTGTCTGGCACGGCGGATAGGGACACCTGAATGCAAGCGGCGTCATCCTGGTCCGGCAAGTCTGCGGATTGCGCGTATGTTCTTGCGGACATAATCACCCCATGCTCAATGCGCCCTCGATGCTGTTACTGGTTTTCGCGCTGTGCACGATCAATTCCTTAAACAGTCCTGTGTAATCCGGACTGACATCTTTCATCGCGTCGCCAAGCGCCTTGACAATGTCAGATATTCGCTCCTCCTCTGCGTGTTGCGCCGCCGTCATTTCGTACCCTGTATATTCCCTAACATCCGACGCGCCAACTGACTTTCCGCTTTTTGCTATCTCTGTTGCCGCGCCCAAAACGTCCCCGCTAATCTCCGCCTGCTTCTTGGCAGCGTCCTCGACGATTTTCATCTCCGCCGTCTTCTTCTCTTCAAGCAATTCGGTTTGCGCTTCGGCCATAACCTCGGCCACCTCTTCAGCGGCCTCGATTTGTTTTTCCGAAACGGCCTCTGCGGCTTCCATTTCGGCGTCAAGTTTTGCGGCCCCGGCGGCCTGCGCGGTTTCAACAGCTTTTGTTTCGGCGTTGGCGATCCGTTTTTCTTCCGCAACAAGATAGTCAGACTCGATTTGCTGCATGGTCCGCGCGTGTTCCGCCTCGCGCTTCGTTATGGTTTCCGATAACTCGTCAAAGTTTTCTGCAATTTCCTTGAAAGGCGCTGCGTTCGCAAACGCCTCCCAATAACCGGCCATCGATTCCTTCATCACATCCGCGCTTGGTAGGTCCATCGTATAGCTGAACGGATGCTTGAGCTTCCTCCCGATTTCCGTTGCGTATTTGTAGACATATTCAAATTGAGCCGCAACCATGTTGGCCCATGACCCGATGATGTTTCCGACGTAAAGGAACGGTGCCGCGCCCATGTCATAGATCGCGCCAAATACGGCGGCGGCGGAGTCTTTAATGTTCAAGAAGCGGGTGATGAACTCGGACGCGAAGATTTTCACGGATGCGGTAAGTCTGTTCAGGCCCCCAACGTCAACCCAATCCTGAAAACGCGCACCTATTTCCACTACCCTTTCACTAAGACTCGCCAACACGCTTTCCATGCCGCTGCTGTTCGTGATCGCCTCGCCAATCTTTTCCAAGAAATCGCCGACGCGGCCTTTCAATTCCCCAAACCTGCCGGACACCGTATTCAGGCTCGCTTGCTGTTGCTCGTACCCCTGCGCCATAAGGTTCTGGACAATCGCCATTTTTTCGCCGTCGTCGTTTGCCTCACGCAAGGCGGGGATGTACCGCTGCAATGTCGTAAACTCGCCATTCAAAGCAAGCGCCGCATATCGAGCGGCGGCAGCCTGGTCGAGTCCAAGCGCCTTCGCCAGACCCAACGCGCCCTTCGTGGCCTCTTCCATTTTGTCATCGGTGACGCCGAGGTTTTTAATTTGCGTCATCAGCGAAAGTGTGTTTTCGTCCGCAGCGCCGGTCTGGTCTTGAATAGCGGAAGCAAGCGCTTTGTACTTTGGCATGAGCGCAGTTGCATTACTCCCGTGCGCTATTAGCGCAGAGTTGAGATCGTTCTCCGCTTTTTGCTGCTTCGAGTAAGCATTGAGCACAACCCCAATGGCTCCGGCTATCGCCCCGCCTGCCACTGCAACCGTCTGACCGATCTGTTTGATTGCGTTAAACGCGGACTCCAACGATGCGGCATTAGCAGATGCAAACTGTTTGATCTGTGCCCCGGCAGATTTCAGCCCCTGCGATACGGACGCCTTAGCCTGTATGATAAGATCAAAATTCATGGCTCTTGCGCCTTTGCCTTCTGCTCCGCGTGGGCAGCGCGTATATGCTGCTTCGCACGTATCATGTCACCGGTCGCCCTTACGCCGGGATCATCAGGATCGAGCCGCACGCCGCGCGCTGCATTGATCCGGCAGTACTGTCGTAACACGCGCATGACAAAGGAACGAGACACTTCCCACTCCCATTGCATCCGAGTGCCGCCGCACGCCGCAATCATAAACGCTATGATGTCCTGCCATTCCGCCCGTTCTCGGTTTCCAGCTTCCGCACCGACGGAATCGGGCGCGTCTCGGTTTAACAGTGTATCGACTGCATGGCGAATTTCTTCTTGCGTTGCGCCGATGTTGCGTGTCCATGTATTGACGGCCCGACGAATACTGCGCGGCGAAGTCAACCCGTTGAGAGTTTCCACGTCTCGACTGTGTGCCATTGCATATACAAGCGCAAGGAACGTCGTTGCGTGTTCGCCGAATGCAGGCAGCGCCACCTCATACCACCAACGCGCCGCGCCGATAGTCAAGGCAAACAGGGTCACACCGCCGACAAAGATCGACTCGCCGGAAAACACACCGCCCGCCATCCAGTTTGGGTGTTCAATCCGCTCGCCGATTTGCTGAATCCATAACGACTCTTCCGCACTGCAAACTATTCCCTCATCCAGCAACTCAGCAATCGTCTTCTTTGCCGTCTGGCACAACTCCGGTTTTTGCATTACGCAACCCCCCGTTTTTTAGGCGTCTCGCGTCAATGTCTTTTCCAGCGTCGTAGAAACCGTTGTGAACTCCGTGTTGCTCCGGGATGTCGCCGTGCTAGTTACAACCCACCCGGTCGTTGTAAGGCTCGGCGTTCCAACATGATCGAGGCTCAGCGTTTCCATGCCGCCATAATCCGCGCCGACGAGGTGATCGCCGTCACCGTCATTAACATCAACGTGTTCGGCCTTGATCGTGTACGATGCCTTTTTCGGCGCACACGTTGTCGAGTTGCTGTTCGTCAGCAACTCAGGACACCCAAACGTACCCGGCAGGTCTATTGTCGGCGTGAACGTCGCTCCGTCCGCATCGTGCCCGTTCGCCGTGTGGTTATGAATCGTGAATACAACGGTCGGACGTTCTGTATCCGAGTAATCCACCTTCATCTCAGTGACTTTGTACGAGTTGGTCGTGCTGCCGACCAACGGAAGGCTTGCGTCGTCACTGATGTTTGTCTCGGCGTTGTATCTGTACGTCACGGTTCCTTCGGTGTCGCTTCCCCACGTATCCGATAGGATGACGTCGCCCGTCGCGCCGGGCGTATGCACAACGTTTTGCTTCGGCGTAAGTGAATCACTTATCGCAACCCAGTTACCGCCCAAAGCCAACACGTCTATTCCACCCGGTCCGCCTACTGCTAATTCGGCCATTTTCTCATCTCCTTTTTTTGGGTCAGTTTGTTTATGTTACGGATCGTACGGCAACCCTAAGAGTAAGAGTCAGGGATTGCACAGGCTCCAGTGAACTGTCAGACCCGACAACCCAACATCCCTGCATCACGTTTGTCGTCATGGCATTATTAATGTCGGCCTCTGTTTCAATCGCGGCCCGAGCCGTTTCGTACAATGCCTCCAACGTTGATCGCTTCTTGTCCACGGCGTAATTCGTCGCGCACGTTATATCCGTTTCAATATACCGCAGCATGGCGTGACGCGTGCCGTCCTCAGACAACCACGGCTTCGTCTTGACTGTGACTGCCGGTAGTGACGCCGCCTCCGAATCCGTACCAGATGAATCGTCCGTCAAAAATCCGTACACCGAAGCCGTAATCCCCGCAGTAGCGAGCGCGGATGTCAAAACGGTCTTGAATGCCGTCTCAAGCTCTTTTTCAATTGTCATGCTTTATTCCACGCTTTCAGAACCCCGTCCTTGTACAATGATAACCGCTTGTTCATCGCCGATGTCGCCGCTCGCAGTGCCTCACCGACAATGCCCGGAATAATCTTGTCGAGGTATGACAACTTGTTCTGAATCCGCACCGAAGGGTTCAGGTCTGCCGTGCGCTTGGTCACCTCGATATATTTTCTCGCAAGCCCTCCTGCAACTGCAGTATCTCTGCCCTGGGGCGAACCAAGGTTTAACAGTATCCACCCCCACGAGCTTTTTGCTAACCCGCGTTGTTTTATCACGCGTCGCGGGGATGTTTTGCTGTTCACCGGCAAAAACGTAGGCGCACCGCCTTGGTTCAAATACTGGATAACGTACTTAGCTCCTTTTGCAGATTTTCCTTTACCTGTCCTGTGCGGGTTGGGGAATACGTCTCGCTTTTTCCTACCCATCGGAGTCCGAGCACGCAGGGACTTTGCGACCATTACGGCGGCGTATTCGACGGACTGACCAATATCGCGCCGTGTGAATTTCTCAATATCAGAAATCGCATTCTGAAACTCGCGCATCGAGGCCGGGTCTACTTGTACGCTCATGTCAAGCATGCCTGTCTCCGAGATCGAGAATTGTCATCGCGTCGCCGCATCGAACATTCAAAACCTTGTGCGTCGTTTCGCCGACAATAACCAAATCGTTTGTTTGTGGCTTGCGCGGGTCCAAATCGCAGTTCTTGATGCGAACACTTGCCTGATAACCGGGCAACTCACCATACTCCATAATGGCGGCTTGAGAATCAGCGGGGGCAAGCAGCCCATTATACGCCCTCCCCGTTACCTCGTGCCTCACGATAACGGCACGCTCCGGCAGTTGCGCCCGTATGGCGTCAAACGCTCTTTCAGCCGCCGTTATCAATGCACTTCCCATCGCTCACCTTTCAAGAAGCCCCCGGCCGGCCGGAGGGTAGCCGGCGCGGGGGCGGGGACGGGGAATTACGAAACGTCGTCACTCACCGACTGCACCAAAACCGCCTTGACGGTATCGGTGTCGCTGTCGGAGTCCTCGACCGCCCATCCGAAAAACGAGCCGGTCGAAGCGTGCGCCTCGCTGCTGGCATCGACGTACACCGCATCGCCCGCACTGAACGTCTGCCCGCTTGCCAGGTCGATCTCGAACTGACCGACGATAGCGAGGTCGCCCACGTCGCCAGAGGCAATGTCGGCCGTGGCCACACCGATTAGCCCGCCGACCGATACGATATCACCGGAACTCACGTCGGTACCCGGCGTGTAGTTGATCCGATCCGCGATCTTGTCATACTTTGCGCTCATCTTAATTTCTCCTTGTTGTCTGCGCTTCGATTGTCAGGGCGGCCCGCACTATGCGAGCCGCCCCGGTTGATTACTCACCCGTCGAACGGACAGCGGCCCGGTATTCGCCGGAGTTCGCGCCGTAGTCATAGTACGCCCGCATCTGGACGCCGAGCGTGTTGAAGTCCGCGTCTGCGGTCTCAACGAACGGCTCTTGCCGACCGTTCAGGAACGATGCAACCATCAGCGGCATACCCAGCGGATTCGCCGCCAGATACCACGGAGCCGCGTCCAGATACCGCGAGAACGCGGGCTCGAAACGGTTGACGTAGATGTTGCTGGACGGCTGCTGGTCGTCCCCGTTCGTGAGATTCGTCGAAACGTAAATCTCACGCGCCGGGGTGTAGGCGGTCGTGCCGCACAGGAGCGTAGTCAGCTCCCCGCCAATCGGGTTGCCGTCCGCGTCCGTCTGCGCCAGGAACAGAGCCTCGGCCGTGCCAAGTGTGGTCACGGTCAACGCGCCGGTTGTCTCGTTGGAATACGGAGCGGCGGAGCTGAAGGACGCGCCTTCCGCAAACGTCTTAAACGCGGACCAGAAGTCCGTGTTGAACGTGCGAGCAGCGGCATAACCAAGCCGACGCGGCAGGTCCGTCAGGACGCCCAGGTCGTCGTTGATGATGTCCTTGCGGGTCACGCCAAGCATCAGCGCCTTGGTATCGGCCTGCACGGTACGGGTTTCGTCTGACAACTCGCCGTGCTCGATCTCGCCGCCCGGCCCCATGCTTTTGAGCAGGTTGGACATGATGAGGCGCACGCCGGTGTTGGCTTTGAAGTCCACCACGGAGCGAATGGCGGCAATCTTGCGCCAGGTCTGCTCGACCGTGCCGTAGCCCTCGGCAATGAACTTGTTTGCCACGTTGCTCAGGACATTGGCAATGTCCCGCGTGCTGAACGCCGCCTGCAGGAACTCGCGCGTCTCGTGCCGCGAATACTCCAGCGTCTTGCCGGCCGCAGCGCACGCCACGCGCACCAGGTCGGTCAGACTGTGGATGCGGATGTCATTGGCCCGCGTGCAGGTCTCGGCCCCAAACGCCTTTTCGGGGTTCCGCAATCCGGCCCGCAGCGAAACCGCCGCCGCCATGATTTCGGGAGTGATCTGCTTCGCGGCCATGCCGCCGATGCTCGGGCCTTCCGGGCGCTTGTTGCGCTCACGCTCTGCGGCCAGCTCGGCCCTGAGAACGTCGCGCTCAACCTGCTCCGGGGTGTGCCCCTTCTCGATGGCCGTCGCCATGATTTCGGGATGGTCTTTCGCGACTTCCGAAATTCTGGCAATCCTGGCCCGCTCCGCAACCGCTGCCGCTCTGATCTGCTCGGCTGTCGGCTGCCCGTCTGCGCCCTCGATGGGCTTTCCGTTGGCGTCAAGTTTCATCTTGACTCCTTCCTTGTTTGGCGCAACCGCGCCGTTTTCAGCCGCTATCCGCGCGGAGGTACTCCCATCCGCGCCCAGCGGCACAATCGAAATCTCTGTCAGTTTGCTTTGTGCAATCAACGTAAACGGTCCTTGCAATGTCTGGCCGTTCAGCTCAACATCCGCGCCCGCCTCGACCTCGCTGAATTGCAGCGGGTCAACGCCGACGCTCGCCTGGAACTTGAACCCGTTACCAGCCAGCGTTTTCACGTCACGGGCAATGCGTCCGTCGCCCATCATGTCGCCAGCGGCGGACAGGGATTTGCCGTCATTCGTCACGGCATTGGTCTGCCCCAAGATATTCTCGACGCTGTACGTGCTGTGCTGGTACAGGATCGGCACAGAGTCAGCGGCTTGCAGTCCCGCGAGGTCAATCGCCACCGGCCCCCAATATCCGACGTTCATCACGCCGCCGTTGTAAGCCTCGATCTCGATCCTGGGCAGCTTGTCCGGCTTACCATCCTCGGGCGCCTGTGCGGCCACGATTCTGCATACGCCGACGGCCTCGATCAACGGACCCACGCTTGCCTTGCCAGGTCCGGGCCTTTCCGCACGTCGCATTTGACCGCCGCATTTTTCGCATTTCAGGTCGGCACAATGACTTTTACTCGTGACGGTATGCCCGCATTCGATACACTCGCAGTTGTATTTCATTGTCGCATCGGCTCCTTTTTCTCTTCGTCTTCATCCGGTTCCGGCACTGAAGGTTGCGCCACGTTCTGTCCTTCACCGGGGTACGGCGCAGGCTCCAACCTGGCCGCCTTTCGCGCCTCGTCCCACTGAGACTCCATCTCGATCCGTTCCTTGATCCATTGCGCTGACTCGCGCTTCCAGTCCGCGCCCTGCTTGGCCCAATACCGGGCGCGGGTCAGCGTTCCATTCTTCAGGCGGGTATCATCCGCGCTGGCTTCCTTGTTAGGATCAACGTGACCGCGCCCGGCAAAATGCCATTCATGATCCTGCAACTCTGCGACCTGTGGTTTGCTGATCCCTGCAACGGCGGCATATTCATCCAGCCATGCGGCATAGATGCGGTCCAGCACGGCGGCGCGTATGTCGGCCCGCTCTACCTCAATGCTCCGGTCGTAGGTCTGATGATCCAGGCGCCCGCTTGCGTAGTTGTACGAGGAGGAGTCGCACGCGGCAATGTTGTAGGGGATAGACAAACACCGCGCGATTTCGTTGATGATCTCGCGCTTGAACATCTGGTAGGTCGTTGCCGGTTGCTCTGGCTTGAGCTGTGCCAGCTTCCACCCTTCCGGCAGGCTAACAATTGCGTTGCGCACGGCCTCGATAGTGGTCAGCGGGTCAGACAGTTCCGCCGCTACGGAGTCCGGAAGAAGGTCAGTCTGCATGACGCCAGCGATCTCGGCGGCGCGGGCGGCATTCATCAGAACGGCTTTCGTAAACTGGCGCAACTCGCCAAACAGTGAAAGCGCCGGGGTCAACTCGGAAACGCCGCGCACCTGGCCCGGACGCAGCGCGGAGAAGTAGTGGAGCATGTACTCTGCCTTGATCCACTCGCCCGCGCGGCTGGTCAGGAATTGCCGATGGTCGCCGGGATGATAATTAAGCAGCCGATACGATACGGGGTTGCTGTGCTCGTCGAAACGTATGCCGTCAATCTCATCTGCCCTTTCAACGCTGGCCCATGACTCGATCATCTCGCACTCGACCAGGCGCACGTCCAGCTTGACGCGGTTTTTAACGCGCGGATTCGTGACCATCAGCCCGAACGATTCGCCGTCAACACACTTCGCCCGGCGCATCCCACGCACCTTGTCCCACAGCCTGACGGACTTCGCCCATGCCTCGAAAGCCCGCTCGGTACGCTGGGCAATGTCGCTGTCGCCAAGCTGAATCTGAACTTCCGGCCCGATGGTGTCGGCGGCAAGCGTGTCAACGATCCCGTCGGCGTAGGAGTTGTTCGCCACTTCGTACCGCGCCCGGTTGCGGATGGTCTTGCGTATGCTTGATGAATTGGCATCAGCGGCGGACAGTGAATCGACGTACTTCCACAGGTTCTCGTTTTCGTCCGTGGATCGGGCAATGTCGTAAGACGCCCTGAGCGTGCGCTGTGCGACTGCCGCCGAGTCGAATACGGGGCGCTTCGGCTTGCGTGCTCGCGTGGCCGTTGTCTTTTTAGCCGTCGCCATTAATGCTCCGGGGGTTGCAGTGGCCGGACGCGGTAGCCGAATGCGTTGCCGTGGTCGCCTTCTTCACGTCGCAACTGTTTGCGCATCTCCATCAAGCCTGATAGCGACGCCTGCGTGTACATGACACCATCGACGGAAAACGATTGCCCGCTTGCAATCAGTCCTTCAATTGCGGTCTCAACGGTTGCCAGTGTCAGCGCCATGTGTGCTCCCTCAAAATGTGCGACCCGCGAAAAACAAAAAGCCCGAATTGCGCCTCGCGAGGCAATTCAGGCTTGTTCTTACGCCGTGACCTGCGCCGGGTGATCAGCCCGCACGGGTCTATTCAATTGTCACGCTGTTATCGTTTCACGGTCTATCTCGATTTGTCAAGTGGGTGGGGTTACAGATGTGTAACGAAAAACCCCCGGCAGGGGTTGCCTGTCGGGGGTCGCAATCCAATCAACAGGTTTTTTCAGGATCGTCTATCAGTACAGCCGCGCCCCTTGCACTCGAACATGCGCTGCCATCGGTGCATGCTTCCACCAAAGCCGCACCCGAAATCATAAAACTTTGGCGCGTCAGTCATAGTCGATCTCCCTTGCGGTGAATCCTGCGTTTCCGTCTTCCGGTTGTCTGTATGATTGCCGGGGCGGGCGCGACAACCTGCGTAACGTCTGCAACCATGTATCGTGTGCCGTTCCGATCCGCCTTCGCCGCATCATGCACAATGCCCGCGGCATGCGTTACGTCCTCCGGCAGTGCGGCCGGTTCCATCTCCAATCGCGTACACGCCACGGAGAACGCCGGTTGATCGCGTTGCGTCTCGCTCTGACTGTACCAGTACCACCATTCATCTGACAGGCGTAGCGCATCGTCGCATCGCGTACGGTAGACCATGTTGCACAGGTAATTCTTGCAATCGGTTATTCCCATTGCTTCATATCGACGCAGCTCCGCATCTGCCTGCATGGACGTAGCGGCCTTGCGTAACCGGCAAGTTTTGTCCATATTGGCCCGCAATGTGGGGATGCCGGGCCTCCAATGGACCACGCACGTCGCATCCTTAAACACTTCGGCGGGGTCTTGCTCAATCGCAATATCATCGTCCACGAACAGCACGATCTCGTGCCGGGTGAATATCCGCAGCCCGTTGATCTTTGCCCATGCGGCTTGCTGTTTCGGGCTCAAATATGCCGGGCAGTCCGCATCCGTGAGCAACGCATAATCCCACCCATCGGGAGGCGTGTAGTACACCGGAGCATAGCGCACGTAGTCACCCGTCGAAACGGTATAGATGATGCGGTTGGATGAGTGATGCAATCCGGCAGATATGATGGGCGGTCTCATTAGTGTCCCTCCGCGAACTTGCGTACCCCGTCACGATTTGCCTTTATCCGGTCATGCCGAAAATAATCCACCCCGTCCACGCTCACGGTTTCGATCAGCCCTGTGCTTATGTCATGTAGTCCGCCCGGTTGATAGCCCAGCACATGACACGCTGCCGCAAAAGACGGTTGGTCTCTGTGCGTCTCGCTGGCTGTGTACCACGCAAACCACTCATCGCAGACGCGGCAGACCTCCGGCGTGTGCCGCCTGTAGATGATGCCCGTCATGTAATTCGCGGCGTCTGGTATGCCGCACGTTGTCAGCCTGCGCACCTCGGCGGCTACGCTAGTTGGCGTCGCGCCGCGCCGACCATCGCGCACGCCGGACAGATCATGCCGCCAGGTGCTGATCCAGCCCGGTTTGCGAATCATCCACCATTCAAGGCCATCAAAGATCGGGGCGGGGTCTCGCAACACCGTCATATCATCGTCAATGCACAGGCTCGCCTCGTACTCCGCAAACATCCGCTGGCCATTGATCTTCGCCCACGCGGCCTGTTGTTTCGGAGAGAGATACGACGGGCAATCCGCAGACGTAATCACGCGGTAGTCCCATCCGTCCGGTGGTTTGTACCCCGACGGCGCGTGCTCTTTGTAATCGCCTGTACTGATCGTGTAGATGATTCGCGGGTTGCGCTTGCCTGATACGGTTTGTGCTTTCGCCGTGTTCCATGCCTGCTCCGTCTCAGCGCATACCACGGGCCGCCCGGTCAATTCCGCAATCCGCGCCGCCTGACGGGGGTGTGATTCCACGAACAGCAGGCATTCGGGATGTGCCGCGTACCAGTCCGCCTTATGCTTCGCGTGTGCTTCCATTGTGTGTTGCTGATCGTTTTCGGCCATGACCAACTCGCCATACCGGATACCTGCCCAGCCTAACCATGCCTCGGTCACGGCGCGGTATCGCTCCATGCGCCCGGTGACGATCCAACCCAGCCGGGACCGCACGCACCTGAGGGGACGCGTGCTCTCGATGAACGCGGTATAGCGTAACCCGTAGTCCACCTGGTCCGCAGTCGGATTTCGGCACAGAACGCCGTCCAGGTCGTAAGCTATGCGCCTGCTTCGATTGGATTTGTACAGGTTCCAGGAGAAGACGCGCGGCTTCGGGGCGATGCAGCCAACAAGGTCAAGGTCCGCCGCCGCGTCACACGCATACACCGCGCCGTAACAGACTTCCCGTCCCGGCGCCTGACCGAGTTTTTGCTGCCGGAATTTGGCGAACCCGCTGGCGTCTTCGAGCACGAGCAGCCGATTGACGCCATCCGGCACGGCTTCGAGTGGCACGCACTTGATCCCGGTCACCGCACTCAGCATCCCGGCAGGCGCAAGCCCCGACACCGGGACGCCTACAATCGCGTCAACGTCAGGCATACGCAAGGCCATTTTCTGCACAACGCGCCACATATCTGCATATCCGGCGTAGAACATCACCCCACCCTTTCGTATGTTGAGAACTCATGCCCGCAATGTCTGCATCGCCGACGCCTGTGATTCCGTTCGCCGATGCTGTGCCGCGTGTACTGTACCCGCGTGTCAGGGCAATTGCATTTCGGGCAACGCACACCATGATCGTCTTCGCCGCCGCCGTAATCATCCGGCCACTTACGGCGGGTCATTGGCGTACTCATCGGTACGGTGTCCATACTACCTCCTTGTCAGGTCTTTCTGGCTGTACTTCTTTCGGGCCGGCATCGCAACCACCTGCCCGCCCGTCCCGATCCCCGAGACCGCCGCGCCCATGTAGGCCATGTGCATGCAATCACCGTAGTCGTGTACCTCGTTCGTCTTGTGATACGCCCACTCCAGATTTCCGCGCAACCCCGGCCCCTTCTTTTCCAGCGGTTCGCGGGTGCATTGATAAGCGAAGTCGGCGTGGGTGCCGCGCGGCAACGAACACGATCCCGGCGCCCCCGGCTCGCCAGTCCATCCCCGTTGCGAAACCTCGCGCCAGTAGTCCGCGTTGTAGATGATCCACTGCCGATCCCGGCGCTCGCTGACGTGCTGGTACTGCTCACCCTGGCGAACCCGGTACGTCGCTTTTGTGACCGGTCGAAACTGCTGCGCATTGCGGCCAAAACAGCACGCCGCCTGTAATCCGCAAATTTGCGGAGAGTTGAACGCCAGTTGTATCACGCACCCCTCAGGACTGCCGCCGCCGTCGATGAACCACGATCCCGGCCGGCACGGAAGCCCGGCAATCTCGCGGCCGTGCGCGGCGAGGTGCTCGTAAATGATCCGGCGCTTTTCGATCTCGGTCGTTTCCTTCGCCACGGCCATCTTGTGCAGCCCGTACCACAGGACCGCCGCGACCTGGTTCGCGCCGAACGCTACAACCGCGGTTGACAGGGCATAGGACGGATTGATGTCCGTTGCCGCAACCACGATCTGCGCCCAATCGGGCACCACTCCGGGGGCGCGGTCCTGGGCGCGGGACTGGACGATCTCTGGGGTTAGGAGGTACACGCTCCCGACTCCGTGGCGCTTTGGCTCGTTCTGGTACTCCGCCCAAAACTGATCGCCGGTTTCAATCAGTAGGTTCTCCGCGGTATGCAAGGCCGACACTTCGCCGTCCCGGATGCGCTCCTTCCACGATACGACCGCGCCCTTGTCCATAGCCGCCCGGTTCGCCCGGTAGAAGTCAAACGCCGCCTTGGTTCCCTGTCCCTGCGCGATACCGTCCCGGTACAGATGCGCGTACTCCGCCCAAAGCCCATCCTGCTCGTCGGGCCAGGTCTCGACGAGGCTGCACGTCTCCCCACTCCATTCGGGGTGTGCCTGGTGGTCGAGGAACCGGGCCGCCAGGTCGCCGGGCTGCACGATGGTGCAGGGCATCACGGCGGCGATCTTCTTGCGCGGGCCTGCCAGGCCAAGCACGTCGCCGGTGATGATGCGCTCCCGCATAGCGCATTGCGATTCACTCTCCGCGCTCTCCCTGGTCTGCGGATCGTCCAACAGCACGAAGTCGGGCCGTAGCACCTTGCCTGTCTTGGTGTCTCGCCACTTGCCCCGGATCGCCCCCGTCAACCCGTGGCCCTCGAGGATTGCGCCGTTGCTAGGGTAGTGCGCCATGCCCTTCATGACCTTGCCACCGTGCGCGGGGTATGGCTTGCCGTCCGGCGTCAGGACTTCCGGCAGCACCAGCGTCGTTTTGCTCCAATGAATCCCGCTCGTCTTACCGTCCGCCCTCAGTTGGAACCGCGCCTTGATAGCCTTGCCGTCCGTGGCGCGGGCGTAGGTCGTGACGTGGGGGTAGTGCGCGTGCAGGCTGTCCGACTCCTGTATCTGTTGCCGCACGAAGTCCACTACCGCCTGCGCCATTTCTGCGGTCGCCGCCACGATCACGACATACCGCCGCCGGCCGGTCAGGAGGCAGTAAAGCGTGGCCCACTTCAGAAGCGTGCTTTTGCCGTGACCGCGCGGCATGGCAAGAGCGAACAGCCCGCCCTTGTTTATCGCCCTCTCGATTTTCTCGATGACCTTGATGTGATCGGCGCTGAAAGGCTGGTCAAACGCCTCCCCGCCGTGCCGCTTGATCCACTTGGTGAGCGACTTCTCCAGCCTGGTCCGCGCCGCCTTGGTCTTGGCGTCGGGGTCGGTGTGCTTGACGATGCGGGCCAGCTTGCGGGAAGCTTCAACCAACCGCGCGTGCTTGACCGATTGCGAGACGGCGGCGCGGTCGGTTAGGTTCAACTCAATCGAATACCCGCACCCCCCCCGCTTAATCTGTCGGATCATGCCGGGGTACATCTGCGCCAGCCGCTTGATTGCGTTTGCCTCCATGCCTTGCGTGCGATAAGCCCCGCACCCGCCGCCTTCTCCCCAGTGGGCGTTCTCCCAGTACACATGACGCGCGGCCAGGATGCCGCCGTACCTCTTGACGTGCCGCAGGCATATCTCGTAATCCTCTTTGACCGGGAAGGATTCATCGAAGTACATCGTCCCGTCATTGATGATGCCCATGAATGACGCGGTAACGTAGGACCGGAACAGGATCGGCCGGTACGGATAGACGGAACGGGCGGCGCCCTGCGTGGCTACTCCCCACACCTTCCACCGCAATGACTCCAGCGTGTCGAATAGCTTTGCGCATACGCCAATCCAGTCTGCCTCTGTAATGGCAACATGCTTTATCTTTTCTTGCCCCATCCTTACCCATCCGTGGTTTTTAACATCGTCGTCAACAAACACAACCCACTCGTCGCCGCAGTTTTTCAGTATCCAGTTGCGCGTCCGGGTAATGCCCTTGACCTCATTCGGCACGGCGACCACGTTGCGGCACGTTTGCTCGTACTGGTGCGCCTCGCTTTCCGGCACGTAAACGACGGCAGACGGCAGCACCTTGTCGCTTTTTGTCTGCCCCGCCCGCCCTTTGCTCGGCATGGCTATTTGCATGACTTTACCCGCTCAAACGTCAAAACACGCTCGGTCCCGATCTGGTCGAACACGCTGCCGACTTTGTACCCACCGCGCCGCACCTTCTTGAGCTTGAAATACTGGACCATCTCATCCCACTCCGCACCGTCCACGGCCATTATCAAGACGTATTCCCGATCTGGCTCAAGCTGTAGGCTTTGCTCCGCAATGATTTGCTCCGCCTCTTGAGCCTCGTTTTCCGCGTCAAGAATGTCGGCAAACTCCTTCGGGTCAAATCCTGCTTTTAGAAGCTCGTCCATGTCCCACTCGTTCGCAAGCGTGTCCATGTCATCGCCGCCAAACTGCCGGTTGTCCAGGATGATAAACCGCCGCTTCTTCTCCACCGTCCAGCCCGTCACCCGCTGCACCCACCCGGCAGGCAGCGGGTCAATCTTCAATTCTTTGCACGCCCGGTATCGCATGTTGCCGCCCAGGATCACCCCGTCCTCATCAACGATGATCGGGCGCGCTGGCATGTACTCGGGGTTGTCGCGAATGCTATCGCACAGGGCACGGAAGCGGTCGTCCTTGATAAACCTTGGGTTCTTTGGCAGGCCATGCGTTCCGTCGTTCAGGTGGATCGCCTTGAGCGGGGTAGGCTTGTCTTTCATGGTACGCCTTTATATCTCAGTATCAATGCAGATTTTCGC